TCGGCGCGGCGATTCCGTTCGGCGCGCTGGTGCTGTCCACGGTGAAGACGTGGCCACGCAAGCGTAAGGACGTCGACGCCGGTGAGTGATGTGCTGCTGTTCGTCCTGGCGACACTGGCCGCGTATCGAGTCACCCGACTTGTCACGACAGACAAGATCGCCGAGCCGCTGATGGATCGCATTCGGTTCGGACTGGAGCGACGTTGGTACGCCAAGCACGGGCCGGTAGGGTCTGACACACACTTCAATTCGAAGTGGGCCTACCTGCTGTCGTGCCCCTGGTGCCTTGGATTCTGGGTGTCGGGGGTCATGACAGTGGTACTATCGATCGCGTACGGGCTCGATTACCCGATCATCACATGGCTTGCCATGTCGACGGTGGTCGGATTCTTGGGCGGGGCAGACAACGAATAGGCGTGGTATGGGACTTCCGGCGTTCGGCACGACGCTCGTGGCGTCGGCTTCGGTGCTGTCCCCTATCGTCAGAAATGCCCCTAAGTACACCAATATTCAGGGACAGCTCTGGGGCTACTACTACACGCTTGAGGAGTTCTCAGCCGCCGTCAACTGGAAAGCGAATGCGCTCAGCCGCATTCGCCTCCTAGCGGCCGAGTACATCCCTGGTGGTGACGAACCCCTCCCCATCTCAGAGGGTCCTGCCGCTGATGCCGTGGCGCGTCTTGCTGGCGGTATCGGCGGCCAGGCCCAGCTGATGTACGCCATGGGGGTTCACTACAACGTGCCCGGCGAAGGGTGGCTTGTCGGCCAGACCGACGACATCGGCGAAGAGCGCTGGTCGGTCTATTCCGCGAACGAACTGCGGGTACAGGGCAACAGCTACCAGCTCAAGACGGGTGACAGCGAACAGGACTGGACCACACTCGGGTCGGACACGATGGTGGTCCGATTCTGGCGTCCCGACCTCCAGTACTCATACCGTGCCCGTTCGATCGCTGCTAACGCGCTCGGCGCGATGGCCGAGCTTGACCTGATCAATAAACGCATCATTGCTGAGACTACCTCGCGTCTCGCCTCGAACGGTGTCCTGCTGTACGACCGTGGCAAGCTGTCGTTTCCGCAGACACCCAATCCCACCGGAGCGGAAGGCCAAGATCCGTTTGCTCAGGTGTTGGTGGAAGTGGCGTCACGCGGCATCAAAGACCCGATGTCCGCCGAAGCTGCGTTGAAGCTGCCAATCGGCGTGGATCTGGGGTCGGCCACCGACGTCAAGCTGTCCGACGTCATGATGGCACTGGACTTGTCCAACCCTATCGACGACAAGCTGATTCCGCAGCGCGAATCGGCGATTCGGCGTCTCGCCACTGCGCTTGACCTCCCTTCCGACCAGCTGCTCGGCGTCTCAGGCATGAATCACTGGGGTGCTGCCCAGGTCGAAGAGTCCGGTATCAAACTGCACATTGCGCCTGATGCTGAGACCATCTGCCACGCGCTCACACGCGGCTACCTGGTGCCCATGCTCCGGGCCAGCGGTGAGGAACTGGTGGGTCCCAACGGTGGTCGGATCGTCATGTGGTACGACCCCTCCGAGATCGTGCAGCGTCCGGACAAGTCGGCGGCCGCTGATGAAGCGTATGACCGGATGGAAATCAACGGGATCGCGTACCGCCGTGAGAAAGGTTTCTCGGAATCGGACGCGCCGACTGATGACCAGCTTGACGAGATGGCTGAGAAGCTGCGGCTCCGTGCGCAAGCGTCGGCGGTGCAGGTGCAAGAAACCATCGCGAACGTCGATGAGCCCGACCGGACAGAGACCGTCGAAACCACCCGAGACTCTGAGAATCCCTCGGATACACAGGCTACGGAACCCGGGGAGGCTGCCTGATGGCTGAGGTTCCCTTGCAGACTCTCGAAGAGCTGGACATCACCGCTGAGGAATTCGAGGCACTGGTGATGGCTGGTCTTCGGGCTGCGGTGATCGAGGTGCTGAACCGCGAAGGCATCGAGCAGGCGCTACGAAACGCCGATGCTGCCGCGCTTGACGCCATCCTCGCCTTCTGGGTGGCGTACGTATCCGAAGAGCTGATTCCGGCGCTTGACGCTTCGATGCTGGCGGCAGGGGCCGAGACTGTCTCCCGGCTCGCCGAGTCGGTAGGACAACCGCTCCCGCTGCTGATAGATCAGCCGCTTGACACTGACGTGTATCTGCGGCAGGCATCCAATCGGCTTGTCGGCATTGGCGACGCGCTTTGGTTCAATGCCCGAGCGTCCCTTGCGGAGGGCATCGAACTTGGGGAGTCTCAGCCGAAGCTAGCGCAACGAATTCGCGACGCTGTAGGGGTGACTGAGGGTCGAGCACGTACTATTGCGCGCACAGAGAGTCACGGGGCTCGGAACGTAGCCGCCTACGCGACCATGGAACGCTTTGAGAATGCATACGGCGTGCGCCCAGGAATTCTCCGCAAGGCGTGGCAGGCTACTAACGACACCCGTACCCGGCACACCCACCACGAGGCGGACGGCCAGACGGTGATGGTCACAGAGCCGTTCATCGTAGGTGGCGCACCGCTAGCGTTCCCGGGTGACCCGACAGGACCTCCCCAAGAGGTTATCAACTGCCGGTGCGCCAACCTGGTCTTGTTCGACCCTGCTGACCTGAATCTTGACGACATCCCCGCCGAGCTGACGTTGAACGCAGCCGCCTATGAGGAGGTTACCGTGCCGCTGAGGGACGACACCGTTATCACCGCTGCTGTCCGACGCACAGGGTGGGACAGCCTTCCCGTCGCCCCTGATACGCATCCTTGGGATGGTCCCGGAGCCGCTGAGCGTATTGCCCGTGACTGCGGTATCGACGACACCGATGTGACACCGGATGACACGGCCGACGCTTGGGCGTGCTACGCGTCCGCGTTCCTTTATCGTGACGACAACGCGGATGAACGCACTAAAGGCGCCTACAAGCTTGGTGTGCTTGACATCGTTGACGGCCGTAGGCAGCTGGTCCCGCGCGGCGTGTTCGCAGTGGCAGGGGTGCTCCGGGGTGCCCGAGGCGGTGCGGACATTCCCGCTGAGCAGCAGCGTGAACTGCGCTCGGCAGTGGCGGGGCTGTACGACCACATCAATGAGGAGCTGGACACCGATCACGTAGTCCCGTGGGACGACGATGACGACCGCAGTGCGTCACTATCGTTCGCCGCTGACGTTCCCCCAGGACCCACTTCCGATAACCCCCGTTACGCGCGAGTGTCGGGTGAGATCGTGGTCGGCAACCGAGCCACTGGTGACCGCCGCGAATTCGACACCGACAATCTCACCTGGCAGAACGTCGGGGCCACCACTGCGTCTCTGGAAATTCCGCTGGGCTACCAGTATGAACGGGGCCACGGCCCGGGCGGTGCCGACAAGGTGGCTCGGGTGGGACGTCTCGATTCCATCGAGCGACGAGGTGACCGTCTCTTCGCTCGCGGCGTGGTCGACCTCCGCTCGCCTCGCGGTCTTGAGGCTGCCCGGCAGATGGGCACTCGGGACAACCCCGGCACGCTCGCGGGTGTCTCGATCATCATCGATGAAGACCCGGACGGTCCCGGCTTCGCGGTGGAATACCAGTTCGCTGAGGGATGCGAGAGTCCCGAGGAAGCTGAGTTCAATGCTGAGTGCATGGAACCCACCCGGACTGTCATTACTGACGGTGCGCGTATTCGCGCTGTTGACCTGGTGGACATTCCCGCCTTCGCCGAAGCTCGGCTCTACCTGGATGAAGAGCTGCCCGAGGACATCGAAGAGCCTGCCGAAGTGCTTACGGCATCGTCCTACACCATCACCATTCCCGATTTGCCGCCTGCGGATTGGTTCGAGGAGCCCAAGGAGGCTCCCGAGATCGGAGCGATCACCGTTACCGAGGACGGTCGATTCTTCGGCTACCTCGCACCTAAGAAGGTCGCTCACCGGGGGTTCAGGGACAAGCGGGTCACGGTACCCACGGGCAACGTCGACTACGGCATCTGGATGAACCGAGCCACGCTCGTCGATGACGGGCGCGGCGGTTATACCAAGATCGCTACAGGGCCGATCACGATGGACTGCGGCCACGCCCCGGCGACTTCGGCGGTTACCGGGCCTGCGAGACGCGAGCACTACGACAACGCGTGCTCGGTCGTGGCCACGGCACGCGTCGGTGAGAATCGATTCGGGGTGTGGATCGCTGGCGCTCTTATTCCGGGAGTCAACGGCGAACAGGTGGCGCGCATGATGGCATGCCAGCTGTCCGGCGACTGGGGTCCGCATCGTGAAAAGCCTGGGAAGCGCGAGCTTGCAGCGGCGCTGCTGGTGCCGGTTCCCGGATTCCCGACAGCGCATCACTCGTTCACGCTCCAGAACGGGGAGCTGTCTCGCACGGTGACCCCCGTTCGGTTCGGTGTGTACGCGGGGGTGGATGAACCTGTGGGTATGCGTGCTGCTGCTGACCTGATGGCGCGCCAACTGGGGTGTGACCAGGAAACTCGACTGCGCGAGTTCGCTTTGAGCCTGCGCGAAACGTTGAAGGGGTAAGGCATGGGTTGCAACTGCGGTAAAAAGAAAAAGGGTGCCGTCTCGGTGTTCTCTACCGAGGAGCAGCGCCGGATCGCTGCGCAGCGGAACGTGGTCGTGACGACCGCAGGACCGTCCAACGGCAAGAAGGCTGATTGGAACACCACCAATCAGCAGTCCACAGCGCCGCATTCTCACTAACTTTCGATTCGAAGGCTTTTTCCCCGTCCAGCCTTCAAATCGTGTGTACAATCCGAGTATCCACCCCGCTACGCAAAGGAACAGGAATGTCTAAGGACAATGAGGCGGGCGTTAACCTGCCGGACGGGGGCGAAGAGCTGACGGCCGCTCTGGCGGCTATTGGCGACACCGCCGAACTGTCCAAGCTCCACGAGGACCTGGTGGCGTCTTTCCGCGCTCTGTACAACAACGGTGAGGGTGTCTCGGCTGAGACCTTCCCCCAGCTGGAAAAGATCAAGGGGCAGATCCTCGCGGTCAAGGAGCGCACTTCCGCGCTGACCGCCGAGCACGACGACCTCTCTGAGCGCGCGAACGCCATGCTCTCTGAGATCGAGCCTGCCGACAGCGCCGAGGAGCCCGAAGGCGGTAACGGCGGGGAGGGTGCACCTCAGCTTGCCGAGGTTGCTCAGGTTCCCGTTGCGGCCGCTTCGCAGGAAGTCATCACCGCTGCTGTCTCGGCTGCCGTGGGCGAAACGATGAAGGCGTTCGCGACCGACTACCTCAAGCCCCAGGCTGACCTGAATCAGCGTCTTCGTCTGGGCACGATCGCCCAGTACGCGCCGGACGCACAGGTTCCCGTCGCCCGCAATGAGGCTGTGATCGTGGCTTCGGCCGACGTCCCCGGCTTCGCCCAGGGCGGCCGCCTGGAGAACATCACCCAGCTTGCCGAAGCGATGCACAAGCGCGCCCGGATGCTGCCGGTCTCCACCACGGGTGACCCGAACGTCTACCCGGTCGCGTCGCTCCAGCGTGAGTTCAACTTCACGCTGAATGACAACTCCACTCCCGAGGACATGAACAACGTTCTGAAGGCTGCTGCCGATGAAGATGTCCTCGTGGCTGCTGGCGGATGGTGCGCTCCGTCCGAAATCTCCTACGATTTCTTCAATGTCGTCTGTGAAGACGGTATGATCGACCTTCCTACGGTTGGTCTGAATCGTGGCGGCGTGCAGTACCCGACTTCGCCCAGCTTCGGCGACCTCGCGTCTGACGCGGGCATCGTCTGGACCTGGACCGAAGCCGACGACATCGAAGCGGTCGACTCCGGTTCGATCTTCAAGCCGTGTGTTCGGGTGGAGTGCCCGACGTTCGTCGACCGGCGAGCCGACTGTGACGGTTTCTGCGTTACTGCCGGTAACCTCATCGACTTCGCTTACCCGGAGCTCATCACCAACTGGCTCCGTCTCGTGATGGCGATCCGTGCCCGCGCCACCAACGCGCGCATCATCGACATCATGCTCAACGGCGGCGGTTCGGGTGACGCGATCACCCCGTCCATCGCGGTCAACCACACCGGTCTGATGGGTGCCACCACGTCGGCGCTGCTCACTTCGATCGAGCTGTCGGCGGTCGACTACCGCGAGAAGTATTCGATGTGCTTCGACGCCATCCTTGAGGTTGTCCTTCCCCGCTGGGCCAACGCGGTTATCCGCGCTGACCTGGCGAACCGTGAGGGTATCGACGTCTTCAGCGTCACGGACGGCATGATTGCGGACTGGTTCAACATCCGTGGCGTGCGCGTCCAGTTCGTCGGTGACTGGCAGGTGCGGACAGCTGGTGACCCCGGTGCCGCTACGCCGCTGACCGACTGGCCGACCACGCTGGACTACATGATCTTCGCTCCGGGCACCTTCATTCGAGGCAACTCGATGTCGCTCGACCTGGGCGTTGTTCGTGACTCCGTGCTGAACGCCACCAACGACCACACGGCCGCCTGGGCTGAGGACTGCTACGCGATCCTCAAGCCGGGCCATGAGTCGCGCGTCGTCACCGTCGACATCTGCGGTTCCGGCGAGATCGGTGCTCGCACCTTCACGTGCGCGTCCTAATCGAGACCGAGCAACAGAAAGGAGGTGAGCGGCAGTGAGCCGTGGACGCTTCAATATCAGCAACACCACCCTGCCGTTCACTTCTTCGTCGTTCGGTCTGTTGTCGCCAGCAACGACGCAACTGGAGATCACCAATCCGAAATGGAAAATGGGTCTCCAGTGGCAGGCGTTCTGTCCGAACACAGAGGGAACGTATGGGGAGTGCACGGTACTCGACGATGTGGATGCAGCACCGCCGAAGGGCGAGACTTGGGAGTGGGTTACCCGGGGTTCTACCCCCATTACCATTTACAGCCGCGCGGACTGCGCACCTGTGGGTATGTGGGAAGAACTCGGCACCCGTAACCAGCAGTCGCTCATCAGGTCCGAAGAGCGCGAGCTAGAGCGCATTTTCTGGACTGGCGGCATCGTGGAAGGCGCTGGGGTGACTGACGCGTACCCGCATCTTGCGGCCAACGCTGAAGTCACAGACGGTGACGACCTGTTGCAGATGCCTGCAACGCTGGTGTCGAATGTGGCTCAGGAAATGGTCATCGCACTGGGGATGTTGGAAGCGGCCATGCGCCGCTGCTACCCCGGCGTGGCGACCATCCATATGCCGATTCGGCTTGCGGCGATCGCCGCTGACCACCACCTCATCGAGCCGCGCAACGGGGTCATGTACACGACCACCGTTGGCTCGAAGGTGGTCATTGGCGAATACCCGGGTACGGGGCCTGATGGGACGCTCCCGGACGTGGGTGAGACGTGGATGTACGCCACGGGCGAAGTGTTCTACGTCCGTGAGCCTACGCCGCACTCGTTCCGTCCGGTTGAGTCCTTCGACCGGAACGTGAACACGCTCGGCATGATCGCCGAGCGCACGTACGCGTTCGGGTGGGATTGCTGCCTGTTCGCCGTACTCGTTCTCAATGGGGAAATTGAAGCCCCCTAGCCCCGAAAGGAGTATTAGTGTCAATTTGCGCAAGCCCTATTCGGGGCGAAGTAGCCCGGTTCACCCTGCTGAACGCGTGCGGTGTCCCGGTCGTCGGGGATGGCTCAGCTCAGGTCACCACGGATGCGTGGACGGAGATCACAGCCACGCCCAACTACGAGGACGGCACCCGACTGTTGCAGCGGAAGGCCAACGGCCAGCCGTGCGTCAATGAGCAGGAACCGTCGTTCCTCAACTGGGTGGATCAGGTCACCAACCTGTGCACCCTGGATGTCGATCTGATCGCCCTCGTATTCGGTGATGACCCGATCGTGGACGGTTCGGAGTTCTCGGGTGTCACTTTCGGTGACGGTCTGCTGAACGCCCGATTCTCCAAAGAGATCTGGCAGCCTGTTGCGGGTGAAGACGCTTGCGATGAGACGGGGGCTCAGCGGTGGATTTACTGGGCCTTCCCGCACGAGTTCAACGCTCGCGTGCAGGAATTGACCTTCACGAACGATGTGTTCACCTTCGGGTTCGCGTCCATGACCAAGCCCGCGTCGCCACTGTGGAACATCGGTGACCCGTGGCTTGCTGACAGTCCTACGGCGACGTGGGACCCCGGTAAGCATTTCGCTTTCAACATCACCACGGTTCAGCCTCCCGAGGCCGGTTGCGGTGCTCTGGAGATCGGAAGCTGATACCATAGCAGGGCAGATGTAGCCCATCGCACGGGGAGCGCATACCAAGTCACCGGGTCTGCGCTCCCCGATTCTACGACCGGGGGAGATATGACCGACGACCAGGCTATACCGAAGCGGCTCCATTTCATCTGGGTGGGATCACCGATGCCGGAGCGCTTGCAGGTGAACGTGCAGCGGTGGCGCGACATGCACCCGGACTGGACCACATACGTGTGGACCGATAAGAACATCCCGATTCTTCGCAATGGGGATCTGTACCGCCGAGCTAAGCAGCTCGTTCCCGCTGACGCGGTGGGACAGTTCAGGGCCGACATCATCCGCTATGAGTTGCTGTATGACTTCGGCGGATTCTATGCCGACGTCGATACGGTACCGCTGAGGCCAATCGATTCCGCGCTTTCCGGCCATCAGGCGTTTGCAGCCATGGAAGATCGAAACTGGATTGGAAACACCTACCTGGGCGCTGTCCC